CGCCCTAGTGCTTGGTTATCCCGACAGGTGGACTCCCAGAATCTGCCGCTCAAAAGCGGAACCTCAGATTCTGGTATCCACGACCTCTGCCGAGCCCAAGACCACCCTTTCACCGCCATTTACGGGAGAAGTACGCCTTGTATTTCCATCCATCGAACCGCCCTGGTCCTTTGGATGTCACGATGAAATACAAGCCGATACAAATCTTAAATGGAAGCAAACGGATAGCATGCTGCCGTTTCGTCCAGCGAGAACCTTAACGTCTAAAAATAGTGTTAGCGCCTTTCGGTTGGATCAATGGTAGAGTGTCGGGAATGGATTTGATCTCCCTTTCGGTCGATCGAAATTCTTTCTGACACTGCTCCAAATGTTCCCGCTCCTCCAGGGTCAAGCACTTTAGGGTAAATCCGAAGTCGAGTGTGGGTTGATACAAATCAACAACATACTCGACCCAGAATTGCCCCATAGTGAGTGCCCCTATCGAGGTAGCATCGGGAAAACCGATTAGCAGCCCTTGAACGCTCTGACGTGCCGATGCAACTGAAGTTGAGTCGTATTCCGTGAAGTAGACCTGCTCGCCTTCATATTCGAAGGTAAGCGTCCCTTTCTCACGGAATGCCGACAATAACGAAGGTACCATCTGTAAGACGGTCTCAAAGGACAATGTCGCTAAGTTCTGCATTCCTCCATCAAGGATGAATCCGATTGCAAAGCTCCCCGCCTGCGTCGTGGAAACACGAGGCATGTAGTGGATCTTTATCTTTCGGAAGACATACCGGGAGTAATTGCGAGCCATTAGCGCCAATCTTCCATTAAGCGTATCGGGCGAAATTTGGACAACATTCACGGTCAACGGACTTGATGTGCCGCCGCTAAACAATTGAGTATCACTGCCTGTCGTAACAGCCGATGTCAATAATTGACATCCGTGCAGTCGGACTCCCTCACCCAACTCTGGATGCACCTTCGCAGGTAGCATTCTGAGAAAAGTAGGGGAAGACATCTGCACGTTGTTAGCTACAACGGCAACAGAGGATGACTCAGTTGGGCGGCCACCAATCAGGTTGGCTCCGAAAACTTGTCTTGCTTTCGCACGCTTCTTCTGTGCTCGGCGTTTAAGGGTCTTCTTGTTTGAATTGGAATTTCTTCCGTTGTTCATTTAAAGGTAGTATGGGATCCTTCGCCTTTATTCGAAGGACTATACATCCTAGCAAAACCGCGACCGTCTTAGATTTACTTAAGGGAATGACAATATAATTATCATTATTATAGCGTCATCTAGAAGTGATACGGAAACGCCGTGTAGTCTCTCGGCATTTTGGTTAGCACGGAACTATTAAGTTTCGACTATCAAAATCGACAGAGGAAACACCGTTTTGGGTTATTACTTGCTAGAACCCCATGCAAGTTTAAGGTGATTGCGCACCACGATGCAACAACGGTGGGAGAAATTTAGTTTCTCCCATGCCTTGGTCTGTATGGATTAGTCATTTTTCTAACCTCCATACGGCGCTTAAAGCGCACCCTATGTCCTCTAATGACACAGAGAGGGGGACAAATCGGAATGTTTGATGCTAAGACAATTGCATCCCAGTATCGCATCAGTCCTTTTAGTGATAAAGGCTGGAGGCGAGACTGTCGATTCTTTCTCATCTGAGAATACTTGACACTGTCAGGACCCGGAGGGAGAGCCATCTGCTGAGCTCTGGCTAAATAGGCCAGACGCTCTAACCAGGTGTCTTCCACTTCGGCGAGTCCATCAGTTTCGGGCATGTTCTCAGAGTCAGAAGCAAAAACTTTCCAATTGGCCAATTGACCCGCAAACTCCTTGAGCGGGATTGGGAAATTCGCATAGTTGACATCAGATTCTTTACGAAACAGTTGTAAGGCTGGATCGTGAATGAAAAATGTCGCCATGCGTCGCTGAGACCTCGTGATCTTGAGCTCATCTGATGAGAAGCGAGGATTCACACCGTAACCACCTAGATGGCGTGGTAAAAACCAATTTGGTTGAAACCAGCCTTTCCAGGCATCTGACCAGCGTGAGAAAGCAAGAGGAATGCAGCACGTTGCCCAAGGGCAACGAGCACACATTTCACTTAAATCTCTCCCAAGTTGATCGGGTGTTGCGGCAGAATCCCCATCTTTCAAACTGATTCCTAAAATCAGCTTCAGATTCAAGTATCCTACACGAGACATCTCACCGTTCTTGCGTTGATATAATTTAGAATTAATTAGCGCACAGTGACTCGAAACATAGTTCTTT